TTTCGGACAGGCTTTTAACAATGCCAGTGGAGATCTTGAAAAGGTTATCTCATATCACGTTTCAGATATAGACGCGGCGATTGCAGAAAGTTCCGTAAGTGGTAATGCTCTTACATTATCATACTGGGCAGCTCCTACATTCCGTTATAGTTTTGATGACTCACCAACAGCTAACGCTAAGATTACAAACTTTTCGCGCTTTCCAATTTACCAAACTATCACAGTACCCAATGGTGCAACATTGGGGCATGTTAACCAAATCGCCGCAGGTGATAATGCTTTTGCCAATGCTGATACTGTTGTATTGCACATGGTTAAGGTAGCTAATTATCTAACTTTAGCTGTGAGCGCGCATCAACGTGGACAAGGTGACCGCGTTAACACCCTCGCACTAGATGCAACCTCTGACACAAATGCACTATTTTCACTCAATGCTTATACTGCGGTACAAGCTAGAGCTGTGGCACATGGGACATCTTTACAGTCTACTGCGGGTGTGTGGTCAAGTAATTTGCGCGAATTCAAATCGGGCAGCATTATCAACGTATGCCGAAGAAAGGCTGTGACGTTCACACAAACGGCCACAAACACAACAACACTTACGTCAGTAGTCACGACGGATTTTTATTTCACAGAAAAACGCAGAATTAAAATTAGTTTGGTTTCCCAAACAGGCAGCACATCTACGGGCTCGCAAGCTCGTGTGTTTGATGCTGGGACTACTGCATCAGGGCTTGTTGCTTTGTTTATCGGAAGTACAAATCACGGAACGTTGCAATTTACCACAGATGTATCAGGGGCTTCCGCAGTGGACCTCCAATTACCAGCTTCATGTTTTAACTGGGACATCAGCGGAGGGGCTGTTGCGGCAGGAGACCAAAATTTCTCACTTCGCATAGCCTCTACAAATGTTGCATGGGATATCGCCATTGACGGAATTATGGTCATCGAAGAACTTCCATACGACGGAGCAACAATCTAATGAGCAAGCACTATGAAGCTTTTATGAAAGAGTATTTGGGATTTGAGATAGCAGAATATCCGCACGGATGTATCTCATACCGCCTAAATCCCGAACACAATGCCGTAGAAGTTGATGCAATATACACGGAGCCTGGACACCGTAAAAAAGGTTACGGCTCCGCAATGATGAATGAACAAATAGCTAAATGGAAGGCTGCGGGTTACTCTGCATTTTATTCCAAGATATATCTTTCGTATGAAGGAAAAGAAACTAGCCTTTTAGCTAGTCTGAAATTCGGTGCTAAGGTGTTAGCCGCGGATAATATTAAAATAACAGTAGGTAAGGAGTTTTAAATGAGCAAAGGTAGTATGTACGATTCCACAATAGGAGAACTTACTGGGTCCAATCGTGCAGCGGATGCAGCACAATCAGCGGCACAAGCACAAGAACGGGCACAGAGTGTTGGAGTTCAATTTGCTGCTCAAGGGCTCAGTGACGCCCGCGATGTGTCTCAACGAATGAACCGGGACATTGATTCAGCCATTGCTGATGCTTCGTCACCGCAGGAACTTCGCGCCCTGATGGGAAGCTTACAACAGCAAGAAAGTGCACTTGATAGACAAGCGGAATTGTTTCGCAGCATTGACCCAGCCATTATGGAAGCAAGCCAACAAGCACTCAGCATACTACGCGGCGAAGACTCTGCACAGTCTACAGGGATTGCAAAACGTAGGGCAGGGGAGCGTGATAAACTCGTATCTCGCTTGCGTGAGCAGCTCGGGCCGGGTGCCGAGACTTCCACTGCGGGAATTCAGGCATTAAGTAAATTCGACAGTGAGACTGAGGAGTTGCAACAGAACAGTTTAGGGCAGTTATTTGGGATGGCTCAGGCGGGTGCCCAAGGGCGCGGCGCACTTAACCAGAGTACCGCAAACTTGGCCAACATTGGAGGAGCTTTCGGTAACCGCGGAGGCCGTTTAGCTCAGACACAATTACAAGGTGCGGGTATGCGAGCTAACGCCGGAGGCCTCGTACAGAACGCACAAAATGCAAGAATTAATGCCCAACAAGGCTTGGCAGCAGCATCGGGATCACAATTTGTTGGCGAACAGCTCCGTGGACAGGCGCAAAATCAATTCGTCAATGACCGAATTCAGGCGGGCGAGCAAATGGCTTCGCAAGCAATGGGGAGTGCGGGCTCTGCATGTTGTTTTATCTTTTTAGAGGCTCGTTACGGCAATGGAACCATGGATTCAGTGGTGAGAAAGTTCAGGGATGAACTAATGACTCCACGAAATCGCAGAGGTTATTACAAACTTTCTGAAGTACTTGTTCCACTTATGAGAAAATATCCCAGCGTTAAGTGGCTGGTTCGCACATTTATGACTTCACCTATGGTAGCTGCGGGGAATAATTTATACGGTAAAAATAAATGGGGTTGGATTTTCAAACCTGTTGCCCACTTTTGGATTGGCTTGTTTGATTTCCTTGGGCAAGACCATCCATTTATTCGTGAAAACGGCGAGGTTGTGTAATGAGAAAAATCTCAATGGGCGAAATTTTAGGTGCAAAAGAAATGAAAACTATCACATTGGACAATTTGCATGAGTATCTAGGTGTGGATAAAACGCCGGATATGCCGAGAAATGCAGTAGGCAGGCACAGACTCATACAAGCGTTGCGCGGGCGTTACGGCGACCAATTCCGCAATGTCAAAATGCTAAAAAAGCTCGTTGATGATTTTGACGCAGAAATTCGCCACGCCGAAACCATTCACAAACTAAAAAAGATAAAGGTGTAATATGAGTTTAGCTAAATTAATGATTCAATCCGCTAGTCAGAACATTCGGGATACTAAGAGTGACCCGAGTCAAATTTCTAAAGCTTATTCGCGTGGGGCGCAAATTGCTTTACAGAGGGAGAATTTAGAAAATCAGCGCTCCCGCATCCAACAAATGCAAATGCAAGTAGAAGCCAAAGGTGTTGAGCAGGTTATGAAGGCTTATCAGAATGCTGATAAGTTTAAAAGTGAGGCAGCGGCACAACGTTATATTAAATATGCCGTACCCGCAGCAATTAAAGCTTACAACTTAGAAGAACGCTTCACCCCCGAAATGCAAGAAATGCTACAAGGAAGCCGCGAAGCGCGAGATGCGGCTAACCTACTCATTGATGATGTGAGAAAAGGCAATCTCTCACTCTCTGATGGGTTAAAACAGCTAAACATGAACGGGCTCGCGGATTATGCAGAAATGCGCCAAATGCAAGAAGCCAGTGAATTTGCTGAGAGTGAAAAAGGTAAAGACCGCCGCGTGCTAATGCAAGCAGGTATCAGACAACAGGCTGAAGATGTTAAATTTAGTCGGGAAGGGGAAAGAAGGCGCAGAGCTAAAGCCGGAGATTTATTTGAAACAAATTGGACTAATGGCGGCGGTGAAAGTGGTGCCCGCATGAAAATCCAATCACTTAAAGAAGTACGTAAAGCATTAGCGAACGATGAATTCGATATTGGAACATGGCCAACTAAAGTGCCTTTTGGAGCTGATCCTGCTGTGCTTGCAGTAGTTAATCCGAAATTAGCGGCAGCAGTACAAAAAGCGCAGGCTGGCGTTGAACTGCGAAAAATTCTCGGGGGCGCTTTTACACAAGCTGAAGCAGATAGAGAGCTTAATAGAATACTTAACCCTAGGTTAAGTAAAGAGGCTAACTTAGAGTCCTTGGATCGCTATATTAAAAAATCACAATCTGATCTTGATGCACAGGTAGAAGAATTTACAAAAATGGGATTTATTGGTGGTGAGCTTAGTACACCAATTGAAACGCGACAAGCTCCCGGAGCAAATGAAGAAAACGTCCCCGCAATGAGTCAGGAAAAAGCAGATAAGGCGATTGAGCTGATTAAAACGGGTAATTATGGTGAAACACCGCTGCGAGAGCTTCCGGGTGAACAGATCAAAGAACTCCTTATGGGAGCTTTTAAAATCAACGCGGAACAAGCTGATAATTTAATTAAAAAAGCAGGAGTGAAAAGTGGCCGAAACTCAAACCTCTCTAAATAATCCATTTGCACAACAGCCGAGTTCAATCGATACGCAGATTGATAACCCTTTTGAGGCGCTGAATGCGGAGCAAAGTGCGGCGGCTGATGCTATGGAAACGCAACCTCCGGTTGATGCTCCGGCGGCACCTCCAACAAACCCTTTTGCAGATATTGCAGGGGATGCTGCACCGGCTGAACCGCCAATGAGTGAGTTTCAAACCGCACAAGGCGAAACCCTTCCAATGGAAACGGGTGAGCAAGGCATGATGGCTTCAGCCGGGGAACAACTCTCCGAAGCTTTCACACGATTTCGCAACGCCTGGACATCCACCCCGAAAGAGTCCCGTGATTTACTTAAAAAGAGTGGAAAATTTGATGATGTGAAAATTGGTAAAGATGATGAAATAATGGTCAAACGTAAAGGTGATAAAGGTTATACGAAGTTCGACAGGGATGGAATTCAAGTACTCGGTGACCTGTTAGATTTAACTCGTATTGGTGCTGAAGCCGGACTCGATACGGGGCTCACCGCAATGGGCGCAGCACTTAGTATTCCCACAACAGGAGGGGCCGCGGCTCCTGCACTCAGCGGCGCATCCGCTATGGCGACACTTAATATTGCTGACCAAGTTGCGGAAAATTTAATCGGGGTTGAGCGAGATCCCGAACGTTCGCGAACCGCAGAAAATGCCATCGCATTTGCAGCCGGTGCTACATTTAATATGCTCGGCGCTTCTATTGGAAGGCGTTTAGCGCGAAATAAGGCTACACGAGATGCGGCTATTTCAGCCGTCGAGAAGATCAATAGTAAGATCACCGATGCCAAAGAAATGATTGGGATAGTTGAGAAAACGGGGATGAAACTAAACCCTTCAACGGGGGAAATGTTTCTCACTCCGGGGCAAGCCACACAAGGAGCAATGCCCGAGCTTACAATGGTGGAAAAGGAATTTTCAAAACTTCCAGAATATCGTAATTTTGTCGAACAACAAGGCGAGGTTATGAAGGATGCCTATGAAGGCATGGTTGAGCGCGTAGCCCGCGAAAATGGTATAACCAAAATACCAAAAGACTTTCAACTCAGCTATAAACAAATGGGTGAATTTTTCGGTAAGGAAATTGGCAGGTTCCGCGAAATGGCTAAAGAGGGATTGAAGTTGAAACAGCCCGCACCTCAGACTTTCCAAAAAATGGTCGACATGAATGATGTGTTTCAGAGTTCAGGTAAACAACAAGCTACAATGTTACAAGAGTTATATCCGGCACTAACTGATAGCCAGTCGAAAATTGTAGCCAGCACATTGAATAAGGTAAAAGGTAAGTTTAAAAACGGTGCAATTGATATCAAAGATGTGGACCAACTGTATACCATGCTCCGCACACAAATTGATAACTCTGCAAATAGTGCAGCGGGGAAGCCTGTAGCTGATGCGCTCATTCCGATTAAAAATGCTCTGCGCGATGATTATGCAGAGATGATTGGAAAGGTTGTTCCACCGGACCAAAAGCAAGCGTATGGTAATTTCATGAAACGCTATGCAGATTTTAAAAGTGGTGAAGGGGAGCTGCGAAACTTACTTAAAACCTCAGCACTTAGTCGAAAGGCCCTCATCTCTAAACTCTTTGAAGGCACAAATTCTCTCTCGCTTGCTAAAAGTGTGAAAACCGTAATGGATGAAACTGATCCGGCGTTTTTCAAACAATTAGCCGGTGAGTATTTTATGAAACTTAAAAACGATGCAGTGGATCCGGATAATATTGGAAAAGTTAACTGGCGAGCCATGGCCCGAAAGTTCGGCGCGAATGAAAAAACCGGACTTGGTAAAGAAATGCAAGATATGCTTCTCGATGGTGCGGGTTTAAAGCGCGAAGAGTTCAACGCACTTATGAACATTGGGCAAATGATTCAAGGCACGAGTTTCAAATTTGCAGTGGAGAAGCCGCCCGAAAAGCTCGGATGGGCCAAAACCCTTTGGAACTTAGTAATGACTCGCGGTGCGGCACAATCATCAGCCGGTGCTACCATCTTAGAATCAATGGCATTTAAAGATGGCACTCCTTTTATGACTTATATGAAAGACGGCGGGTTTGAAAAGTTCGTTAAGGCATTCCCCAATTATAGCCCGAGCAAAATTGCAAACGCACGAGCGTTTGTTGATAACTGGACGCCTCCGGTTGTGAAAACGGGAGCTCGTGCAGGCGTCCAAATGCTAAAAACATCCACTCGTAAAGATCTAGAAGGAACAAGTAATTGATATTCTCTGATGATGAAGTGAGGCACGAGTTTTACCAACTGCCTCTAAGCATTCAAGTGGTTTATGAAAAGATTGCGCTGATGTTTGCAGAGCAAAAATTATTCATCACTGTAGAATCTATTCGGGGCCTAGAGGTAGGCCTGACTATCTCCGATAAGCTTTAGCATGAGAGTTTGTTCGTTATAATCGAACAGCACTTTGTTTTGTGAAAGGGAAATTACTGTTTTGTAAACCGCATCTCGGTCATAACCATCTAACGTGAGTTGGTGCATGACTGAGTGAAGGTGATGGTCCCCCTCATTACGCTCGAAAAACCTAATCAGTGCATTGTTTAAACCCGTTTGGGATTTGGTATCACGTGCCCTACCCTCTCGGAGCATAATTGGAAGCTGTTTCTCAGCTTCATTCATTAGTTCCATTGCACGGTCCCAATGATGGCCACGCAGCACGCGGTCTCCGTTTTCAGCAGCAGATATAATCATAGGAAGTTTGCGAATGATAGTGGGTTTTCTCGCCAGCAAGCTTTGAAGCTTTTCATTTTTCTGGCTTTGATGGAACTTGTCGAATTCTGGTGCCCATTTATTCCATTTCCCGGCAAATTCTTTGTCTGCGCTATAAGGCCCTACGATGCTCTGAATTTTAGCAAGGTCTTGCATGAGTTTGTAACGGTCAATTTTTTTGCTGTTTTTAGCTCCGCGACTCTCCCAGCTCATATCACGTGCAAAATATTCTTCTTGTATAATGTAAGTTAGGCGCGAAGCAAACCCGCCCATGATGTTATCATCCGTGATGAGTTTTCCTAAGTAATCAAATGTCGAGCCCGCGAGAAGATTGAAACAAATGTTTCGCAAGTTAGTTGGGCGCTCACCGCCTCCCATGGTCGCTTTTTGGAAGTTATCATCACAATCATAGAAACTCGTTATTGTGTTAATGAAGCCGCCGTAGAGATCTTTTAAGCACGCGCTGGCTTCAGAGGCGTAGAAATATCCCGCGCATTGTTCCTTTACCGTTGTGCCGTGAGTGAATTTGCGGTGATTTTTAGCCATTAGGTCAATCAATTTAGCTTCGGTGATTTGAGATGGGAGAATATTCAGCGCTTCCCCGTGCTGTTTGAGGTCGCGCAGCATACCCACAGCGGGGTTAATGGCTGAGCTTTTCCCGATTCCCGGTTTAGCTACGAATAAAATATACATATTGGGGAAGAATTTGAAATTTCCCCAAGGCAACCATACTTTTCTTTCGAGAGCTGCGGCAACTACGCTAATAGCAGCCCATTCGGTAAACTGCGGAGGCACAAATCCATCGTCGAATAGCCCTTTATATGCTTCGATGAAATTAGGGTAGTTGCGTTTTTCCGTAGTCATAAGTTGTATTCCTCTAGTTTGTCTAAATATGGCCCATACTCGGCTGAAGTGGGGATGGTAAGTTTCCCGCCAGGAAGTATAATTTCAGGGTGCCAATGATTGTAATCTTTACAAAATCTAACCAGTTGTTCAAGATGTTCGGGCTTTACGCTAAAAAGTGCGGAATCGTGGCATTGAATGTGGAGGTTGAAGTTCAACTTGCCTTCGGTCCTGGCATCAAATGCAGCGAGAATCATATAGTTCATTATCATGGGAATGGTGCTCTGCGGCTCCCACGCATAAGCCTCCCTAAATGTGCCTGGATCTTTTCGTCCATAGAAGTATCTGTGGTAACCGAGCGGGTTTTCTAGCCTGCTGTGATCCCAAATCTGTTTTTCCACCCATCGGTGCCAGCGGCGAATGCCTGGAAATGCAGCATGATATCCCTCTAGTACCTGTTTAGCCTCTTTTAAAGATATGACCAAATCCATTTCTTTTAGGCAGGAATCTTGGAAGGTTTTCGCGGCCATTGCGTAGTTTCCTCCGTGGCCTGATTTTTTACCTAACTGGCGCTTCGACTCATCCCCGTTTCGCTTTTCTTCTAATACTTGCTCAATAGAGCAGTTGAAAATCTTACTCGCTACATAACTGTGAATATCTTCTTTGTTTTTAAGCATGTGCATGAGGGTTTCATCACAACTGCGATAAGCCACGAAGAAGCTTTCGGCCTTTTCTAAATCTACGTTTAACCAAACGTGCCCTTCGGGAGGGCGAAACATTCCCTTGGCTTTTTTGGGAATTGTCTGAGCATTGAAGCCGTAACCCCACGGATCAAGTTTAGAGGCAAAACGGAGCGTTTCAGTACCCGCATTTACAAATGTGTAATTTACTTTTTTGTTAGTTCGGTAATCAAAATCAAGGTAGCTACCTTTGAATTTTTCCAATTTCGAAACTTTAAGTAGGTTTTCAATATCTTGGTCTTCGGGATGCTTGAGGCGTAGTTTTTTCAACGCCAGTGAATCCGTAGTTTCTTTTTGCTGTCCCGTTTTTTTATCTGTTTGGCGGGGCAAGCGGTACCCCTTCTCTTTAAGCAGCTTTTGTTTTTGTTTACTGCTGCGATGATTAAAACCTTCTGGGAAGTCTTTTATTACTTCTTCAATTTCATTTAACACCTCTAAGCGAGTTAATTGGAGTTTTTCTTCATCCACAATGAGTCCTGTTAGGCACATTTCTTTAACCACGGGACACAAGCGCATGATGTAATTATCGAAAAAGTCACATAGGTTTCGTTGAATGAGTTCTCGGCGTTGGTTAGTCGCAGCTTCAAAAGTCCCCGTGGTATCATAGCAGTTATACAAAAGGTGCCTGTGCCAATTATCAATCTTATTCCAGTCACGCTTTTCATCATCACCTTCCTTTCCAATATCCTTCCAATAAGGCTCCATTGTGAAGAGGCGGCCCACGTTACCTAATCCACTTTTAAATTCAGGATATAACACCTTGTTGGCGTGCATAGTATCGTGCCAAGTATTTTGCACGTCGATTCCATAGAGTGCGAAGTAAGCAGTTTCAAAAATATTATTCTGATATATCTTTTTGATTCTTGGAGATTCTAATATGTCTCGACATAAGCCCCAGAACATATGGAATTGTTCCACAGTCATATCTTCGGGACGACACTTCACCGCAATAGCATCGCAACTACTCCACGCAAATCCCATGGTGTTGATAATCCCATGGGAGGTTTCAATATCCACTGCGACAGTTTCTCGATTTTCTAATATGTCCCGCAGCACCTCTATTGTTTTGTCAAACGTAGGGTCAATGCGAAAGTTATAACTTTTGCGCGTCCAAGCTCCCGGTTGGTTTGCCTTTACAGCACGAATAAGTGCGCGATAAAAATAAAACCTATGGTCGTATTGGGCATTTAATCTGCGGAAGTTAAATGTGGGAACCACTTTTGGACAGCGTAGCCCTTCTACACTATCAAGTGGGGAGAGTTGCCACTTTTCCAGATTGCGCTTCCCTGTTGTAATGTGCATAGCGCGCTCACCCAATGTGACTATGACGTTATAATCACCTTGGTTAAGCTCGTTAATAATGAGAGGGTGAATGAGTTTATAATCTACTTTTGTAGGATGTATCCCGGCTTGGAGTAAACCACTTTCAAGTAAGCGTTTCTCGGAGCCGCCGAAAGTCGTGCCTTCCATTTTAGCACTGACCGAGAGTGGCCCACTTCCTAATATGCAAATTGTATTACTCATGATGCTCCCCCGAGATGATTATATGGAATTATAAAAAGAATTGGTGCGAGAGTAGGACGGGCTCAACGTTGCAAGACAAGCAGTTTTAGTGCTTACCCCCGCACCAAAGTTAATTACGAAATTGGCGCGTATGTTTTCACGTTCATGTAACCATCTTTTTCTACTACAATTGCAGATAGTTCATTTCCGTATACGCTAGTGATGTCGAAATCTCCTAGTGACGGGTCATACGCTTCACCTGTTGCGGCTTTGTAAAAATCCTTAAAACGGAATGCACCTTTACCATTGATCGGTGTGCGATCCCACATTTTACGTCCATTATTTTTCGGATCTTCTTCGTTAACAGTTTCCATTTCCCATTTAATGAAATGAGTCGAAGTGCCGTCTTGTTTTTCCCACTTTCCGGGCTCACCTTTTACAATTCTAAAGTTGTACTCGCCGGGAGTTAGGTTTTCTTGTGTGTCGGAAAAATCCGGTTTTACTAACATATCTGACATAATTGTCTCCTTGTGTTTTAGGCTTTTTGCCTTGGTTATTTTAAATACTTTTCTAGTGCTTTGTAGCCGTCAGTGAAATCAAATGGGTTTGGTAGTCCTTTGATTTGTGAGCGGCAATCAAATTTACGATCTGATTGGGTTTGTACCATTGTGCGATCTTTATCCACAGTGAAACTCCATACTTCTTTGAAGTAAATGGGAAGTTGTGCCGAGAATGCCCCGTCCATTAAAGGGCGTCGCTGAATGGCTCCAGTGAGTTCATCTTTTGTTACGTCCACATGTGCAGTCATTATTATGTTGCACGGAAGGGAAAGTATGCCCGGGATGAGTCGGGCAAATTCTCTTTTTAGTATTCCGTAATCTTGCAAGCAGGGTTGTACGCCCTGTTTGGTCGCGTTTCGTTTGATACCCGGGTTTGTCTGTACAATATGCTTAAGCACTGCAGAGGAGAAAGTAGTAATGCTGTCAATAATGATTGTTTTATATGCAAAGTCCCCAGATTTTTGCATAGGGATGAGTTCTTTTTCGATAATGGAATTCATCTCAACCATTGGGTCTTTTGTGAGGTTGTCGCCGAGCTGGCGAACATCAATGCCTTCGAGGCGCGGTTTATCCTCTTTGTAGAATAGTGCCGCGGAATCGGCTTTGTTATCAAAATCCAAAAGAAGAATGGGGTACGGGAAGCTTGTGGCTGTGCAGGTTTTGCGATTACCCGGAGGCCCAATAAATAATCCCTTAAAATTTCCTTCTGTTTTTAATTCGCTTAGTTTCATTATTTCACCTTTGTAAATTGGTTATTAAGTATGGGTTGCTTGAGATTTTCGGGGGCTCCACACACAGGAAGAAACATACAGGCACCATAGTTAGCGCAAGCGTCTACACTTCCCATTGGAAAATACCCTTGCTCCTGCATCGCTAGCATGTTTGTGACATAGCTAACGACAGTCTTTCTGAAGTCTGTAATATCATCCAGTGTGCGCGTTGTAACTTGGCGCGGGAAGTGGGGAGCTGTTCCCCTAGCAGTTTTAGGTCGTGGTTTAACTTGTAGACCATTAACAAGGAACTTATCTGTTTTGAGCCCTAATACTTCCTGAGCAAGGTAAATATATCCTGTGTATTGGTGATTAGGTTTTAAACGATTATAAAAATCATTCCCAACTATTGATGTGGTTTTATGATCACCTACTATGATCTCACCCGTTGCTTGGTTCTCAAACACTGCATCGACGGTACCGAAGAGGTTGATTTTTAACTTAGCACTATCATGTATGGTGTGTTCCATACGGAGCTCCACAACTGGCTCGCCTTCATGTTTATATATTGTATATGGGTCATTGATATAAGCTTCAAAATAGTGCCTGAGAATCCAAACCCCATTAGGAATGCTGCGTTTATCACTGGCAGGTAAATTGGCCAGCGGGCTCGCCTCGTTTATAAATTTCCTTGTAGCCGTATAAATTAAAGGTTCTTCATTTTCGAGGGTGTGCCCGTGGCCCATAAGGTCTAAATTTTCTTCGTAGTTATTTGGTAATACGCGCTGTTCGCGTTCCGCGAGATAAAACACCTCTAGTGCTTGATGAAGGGCACTTCCAAATATAAGTGGAGGTGAGCCTTCTTTAGGTTGATAGCCCTCTTCAATGAGATATTGAAATTTGCGTGGGCAAACTTGCAGTAAAGAGAGTGAGGAATTGTTGATACGGACTATAGTCTGGCCATCTTCAACTTTCACACTCAGCATTTCTTTTTTATCTGCTGCAGGTTTTTTTATTTCTGGTTTTATCTCAGATAGATCAATGTTGAGCTTCAAGCTGTCCCCCATCCTGTTATGTCTTGCTGTTTGTTACATTAGCGTTACACTTTTCTGTGGGTCAAACTTTATTTTTTGACTTTTTGCAATGGTTGCACCTTGTCATGAGTTTTTGTTCAGATATAGAATATACTTTGGATGTTTAAATAGGGAGATAAATATGTCTACAGAATTATACGCCGAAGGCGAAGTAAAAATTGAATTAGTAAAAGAAGATGTCGTGATCACTTATGCCGGAAAGGGCGGAAGTGTTTCAGTGAAGATCGAGGGAGAGTATCTTTTAGATAAACTTGCTGAAGTTATTCCAGGTGATGTTGACGATACTATTATTAATATTATTAAAGCCGCGCTGAAGGCTGATTAATGCTCCATGGCCTTCTGACTTCCTTTCTTAATCGCATTGCAGATCGCATTGTAGATTATGTAATTGTGCAGCTTCGCAAACAGGTGCGAATGATGAGAATTGATGAAGAAGGCCAAGCTATTAAAGATGAGTTGAGTAATGCGCAAACCCCAGCAGAGAGAGAGGCTGTTCTTGAGAAGATTCACGATCTTGTTAACAACATTGATGGTGTGTAGTGCTTGCACTATTGGACCTCCCCCTAAAATGGATACTGGTTTGCTTGATATTGAGCGCAGGATGGTTAATTTCAAAAACCATAAAGGGACTAAGTTTTCTATTTCACTTGATACTACGGATGCTGAAGAGAAAAAGTATTTGGATAAACAAGTGATGATACCAGGGGATCAGTTAATTGACTTTATTACTTGGTTAAGGAAGGCTATGACACAACTTCAGAACACTTATTACAACAAGGCTAGATAATGAATGACCCAAAGTTAGGAATTGAGCTTATTAAAAAATGGGAAGGTTTACACCTTGATGCTTACCTGGATCCTGTGGGGGTTCCCACTATTGGCTGGGGTACGACTGTTTATCCTGATGGGAAGCCAGTAAAAATGGGTGACAGTATTACTTATGCCGAAGCCGAAGATTATCTTTACTATGATATAAAAACAAAGCGCGAGCCAGCGATAAAAGATCTCGTTAATGTTGAGCTTGATAATTATGAATTTGGTGCGCTCGTTAGCTTTATTTACAACGTTGGAGTAGGTGCTTTTAGGCGTTCAACGATGTTGAGAAAGATTAACCAACGTGATTTCAAAGGTGCTAGTGCTGAGTTTCCACGCTGGAATAAAGCAGGCGGGAAAGTTCTTAGAGGACTTGTTAACAGGAGGCGCGATGAGAGAGCTCTTTGGGATAAGGGATCTATTGCTATTGCAATTGTTGAAGATAACACTTCTGTTGTTGATGATGCGATTGATACGAGTGAGAAGATTGAGAAACTTCCTAAGTGGTTACAAGCTGTTGTTCGTGTGATTGAAAACCTGATCGATAAATTGTTTGCAGGTGTTGGGGCTTCAAAAGATCGACCTATTCTTTCTAAGATACTCGATAACACGCCTGATATTGGACCTAAAATGACATCAATGGCACTTCCATGGCTTAAGGATGAGAGAATTAGAAACCAAGATTATATGATGTTGGTTGATTTTGACCTTCACGACTCACGTAAGCGCGGTTATCTTGTTGATCTTAAAACAGGTAAGAGTGAGAAGTTTGAAGTGGCTCATGGGAAAAAGTCGGATCCAGACCGGGATGGGAAGCCCGATCAATTTAGCAACGTTAGTGGCTCTCACAAAAGTTCACTTGGTGCAATGGTCATGACCAATCAATACGGAAAAAGTGTTGGGGGTTGGAGCAAGTTTAGATATGCACTTAAAATTGTGGGGCTACAGCGTGGAATCAATGATAAAGTTTTCGAACGTGCCATTGTTTTTCACGAAGCTAATTATGTGACTGATAGATTGAATGATCATACAGGCGATTCTCTTGGATGTTTCGCAGTCTCACCAAGTGTTGCAAAAAGAATTATTAATAAAATCGACGAAGGGTGTTTACTCTTCGCTTATCATAAAAGTTTAGATTAACCAAAAAAAAGGAGCAATGGTGCTAAACAGCATTAAAGACTTAAAAGAGATTAACGGTAAACCAATTCTTGTAATGGATGAGTTGAGAGAGAAATATCCTGAAAAATTTAATGAATTAGGTTCTATGGATTACAAGTGGTTTGAAGAAAACATCAGGCCTAATTATAACATCTATGTTCGTCATGATGTCGATTCTATTTCATTTAACATGCTCACAAAGCCTGTTAGTGAAGGCGGTGACTTGAACCGCTGTCAATGGAGTGATGTGGTAACTATGGGCTTGGAAATGCTCAAGTATTTTAATGATAAATTTCCATGCAGAGAAAATGCTTTAACTATCACAAAGCTTGAAGAGGCTTTGATGTGGAATGAAAAAAGAACTCAAGATAGAATTAAAAGAAATGTCGAAGGACAAAACAAACCATAAAAAGGGAGAAACATTATGGAAATCGGAAAAGTTTATAAGAACCTACAAGATACAAGCGTTTTAAGAACAATTATTGTCAAGGAAGCCTCAAACATTCTTATGATGGATGTGAGCTATGATGCTAGTAGAGACACTGAATATCAAATCGAACAAGGTAACGGCGACTTTCACGTAACTGTTGGCGGTTTCGCAGCTGTTTGGCAAGAGGTTGAAAACGTTGACCTTAAAGCTGAAGTTAACGCCATTATGGCACCTAAGTACGCTTAATAGAGGAGGGGGGAAATGGCTGAAACGTTTTATTTAAAGGGTGATTCATTTACCCCTGTAGTTTATGGCGGTAGTAATGAGTTTGGACTGAAATCGGGAAATGAACAGATTTCTGCTGATGGTACGGCCATTGGGGGGTCAGTCCTAGATTTCGATACGGGAGCCATTTCGAATATCGGAGTGCATTATTCTGGTGTTGGAAATTGGCCGAACACGCCAGCGGTTTCTGTTTTAATGAGAATTAAGTTTGGTTCACTCAGTGGAACACTGGGGCTTTTTACATGTGGGGGGACTACAAGGGCTAACTCCGGCCAACTCTGTATGTATATTTCAAACACTGATTTTAAAGTCTATATGAGGGACGACGGTGGCTCTATTGGTATTAACAACCAAACTATCTCTACTCATGGAATGTCTACAGGTGTATGGTATGACATTGTTGTTACTTATACAGGTGATACCACAACTGACGGATTTAAGGCTTATGTAGACGGTAGCTTGATAGGTTCTTTAACATCTACTAGATCATGGACTGACCCTAGAAGAAAAGTCTATACTGGCTTAGCTCTCATTCAAGGTGAGAACGTTAACAATGGCCAATGTGTTGTAAATGAGTTTGCCGTTTTCGATAATGTGATTAATCCTAATAATATTCCACTTGAAGGAAACCCAAATGGAGCGCTAAATGGCGCATCACGTAGTGCTTTTTTAGTAGTCACACCTACGTCCGCCTCTTCTGGCGGCAGCAAAAATCGCATTAACCTCGGCCACTTCGGCTAGTTCTAGACTTCTGTCTATACCCCCCTTTTTGCCTATTTGCTAGGCTGTAATAAAAGAAGGGGGTTTTTATTTCCTCGGGCCAGATTAAACACTACCTAGTTTTCAACGACTCTCACGGGCCCTTTCACTGCCCCACTTCACATAGAATTATGTTTGAAATTGCCCACGATATTGGTGTTGATGGGATATGGATTAATGGAGACTTTTTAGATTTTTATAATGTCAATTCTCATGGTCCGAAGCATCCTTGTGTGGGGACTACTCTCGAAGATGAACTTTCGTGGGGAAGAATGGCACTAAAAGAAATCAGAAAAATGTTTCCCGATATCCCAATTAAATACATATATGGAAATCATGAAGATAGGTTAGAACGCTTCATTGTGCAAAATTGTAAACAACTTTTTGATAGTGTGAAACTTCATAGATTGTTGGGCTTGAAATCACTCAACATTGAATGGTTTCCTTATAATACCAGACACAGGATTGAAGATACTAACTTGTATTTACAACATTCGCCGCCGAGTTATGGAAAAAATGGCGCGATGACATCGCTTGAAAAGGACGTTGATCAGAGTTCGATTTATGGCTGTACGCATAGGCAGCAAGCTGCAGCGCGAACGGGCAAAAGCGGAGAGCAATATTATTGCTACTTTAATGGCTGGATGGGAAGCACCACGAGATCACGCGAACACGCTCGAGTTTTCAGTTACGCCAAAGGGCATGAGTCTTGGCAAAAATGCTTCGCCATTGTGACTACGTTTGGTGGGGTGGATTTCAAAGTTCAACAGATTGAAATTAATAATGGAAAAGCTTTCTATGGAGACTCAGTTTATGAATAATTACCCCCAAGTGCGCGTTGTTTGGTTAGATGCTGAAAGTACTGATGATTGGACCCCAATCAGTGATGTGGACAGTAAGGTAAAACATATTGTCATGCTCGGCCATTTGATTAAAGATAATGAAGATGGGCTTGTTTTAGCCATGAACTATGACCCAGACAATAAGAGTGTGAGTATGACCATGGCACTTCCGAATCACTGGATTGAAAGTGTTGAGTATTTGTAATGAACATTGATAAGATTAATGTATTTTGGGTTGAAGTTACGGCATTTTTTGCAGGTCTTGGCGCGTTCATTCGTTTCGTGTGGCCTAAGATTCAGGAAGTTTTAAGAGTTATTAGAATGAACTCGCGCAGGTCTATGGAGCAAGCCACGGCTGATATTGCTAAAATTATATATCACATGAGAGATATTTTGGAGCTTACCGATGCTGTGCAAGTGGTACTCTTAAAGGCCCATAATGGCGGTGAGCCTATTAAGATTGGAACTTGGTTATATTCGAGTGTGATTTATGAGGTTAGAAATCCGGGTGAGCAAGAAGTTAAGGACCGCTGGGTTGCTCAGCCACTTGATGAACTTTATTTAGAGATGCTTGCGCGATTGCAACGTGATAAAAAGATTAATCTTATAACTAAAGAATTAAAATCTGGCACACTTAAAGATGTTTATGTGTCAAACAACGTGGCATTTACGAAGGTGACTGAGTTGTTTTCAACTAAAGATATGCAGAAATACTTCTATCTTTCATGTGTTTTTAAGAAAGATTTTAGTGAGCTGACAGCGGCTGAGCGTGATCAGATCCGTAGCTCAGCACAGGCTATTACGAATATATATATTAGAAATGAATATTTTGTGTGATGTTCGTATATATGCTAATCTAAGAGTCGTTGAAAAACTTAGGTCTTAAGGCTCTGGTTCCGCCACCTTAAGGCTTTTTTTTATTTCACCCTCTCCAATATCTTTATTAATGCACCAACTCTTCAGGCTCACCAAGTACCGAGTCAACTGAAGGCACCCAGCAATTTTTATACGGCCCTGATGTTGCCATTTTGAACGTTACTTTATCTTCAAAATAATAGTTATGTAAATCAGATACGGGCTCGTTATTTATCTGTCCTAGCATGATGTTTCTTTTTTTATCGAAGTTTAAAACTTTAACCCAGAGGCTTTCTCCAGGAAGATTCACTTTTGTTAAGCTCCCTATCTTCATAATTTCCCCAATATCTTTTTAAGATAATATATGATTGTTGATGTTAGGATTATAAATATAATCCCGAATACGAAATAGCCTATGCTGAATGTTAGGTAGAGGTTTTCAAAAAATAAAGTCATCTCGTCACCAAGTAAACAAAGATCATGTAGGCTATTATTAAAAGTACGTCTAGGTAAGAATCAGGGTTCATTTATATCCTCCTTTTCATCTCGTCACCAATTCTTTTAAAAGCTCTTTAAACTCCAAAGGAGTAGCTCTTCTTTGCTTAGCCGAAAGCCTTTGACATATTCCCGTTTTAACAAGACGAGCCCTTTCCTCTTTTGAGTGAAAACCATCCTCCATAAGCTGTTTTCCTGGAGCCTTTCCCCACTTGAACTCTTTAAAGTTTATGTTCACACCATATAGCCACGTAAGCTTCTGACCGCGATGCCCGTAATGGCCCTGAGCTACACAACAAGAACGACCTCCATACTTATCAGGCTCAGTCCAATCACCCTTTTGCGAGGGTCTCTTTAAACCAAACCAATCCCATGCGTGACTAGCCTCGGGATGCTCTATAACGCCACTAAAAGTTCTTACGCACCAAAGGGAGTGGGCAAAAGCGTTTCCATCATCACCTTTTAATAACTGTCTGTCTGTACCGTGAAGCATTGGTCCTCCGCCCCAGTACCTGCCCCATCTTTTACAGGGAGGATGAGCTATAACAGGATGTGGTCCTTTGTAATTAAAAGCATTTCTTTCGATATCCCATGGGTCAATATCTGGGTCATTGAAATAGATGCCGTTTGTCTCAACGAATAAACCTGCAATCAATTACTTATCCCTCCTCTTGGGTTTCAATCTTTTTCATAAACTCAGCAAGAGTCATTGGTCCCTCGCCTTCAACATAAATAAACTTATCTTTATAAAAGAAATCATGCTTTTCTTGCTCTGTTCGCTGTCTCGGTGGAGCGGCTTTTCCTAAATTTCTTTTTGCTGTAAAAAACTCCTTAAGTAATTTCAACACTTACCCCTCTACCTTCTGGTTATATCCGTAAACGACTTTCATTGAAATCATTCAGGATTTTCCTTTTCTTTTTCTCTATCATACATGTCTTGTTTTTCTTGAATAAACCTAGACAAATCACCTAGCAAAATCCAATCTGACAAGTCCCATGTGCCATCAAGGGGCACTGAGCACTTTTCAAAAATGCCATCCTTAAACCAGACAATTATCCTTTTATTCATCCCATGATTGAATGAATGCGGCTCGAAAATATACTCATCGGTCGTTTCTTTTTTTGGTCTATTATATCCCTGAATTGCCATCGTTCTCTACTCCCTTCTCCTTAAACTCTTTGATCATTTTAATGCGGAGCCTCAACATTTCATGTATATCCAAGCCCAAGCCGCCTTTCATATCTAGATATTTAATCAGGGCCTCCAGCTCATCAATAAGCTCCACGGCCTCTAGGTATTTCATTTTCAATTCAGTATGTTTTATTGCCAAGTCTGAAATGCCTTCCATCAAACCTTTCATCACTCCCCCTCCCCATATTTCTCTTTCAATGTGGTTAGGGTTTTCTTTAAACTGTCATATCTCTGGCGCTCAGGTTCACTCCTAGAAAAGTTATTTGTTCCTTCAGCCTCATCAAACTTGCAGGAGCCTTCAAGCGCCTCCATAGCCAGCTTTATATCCTCTTCCATCAGCTCTACTGCTGCGGTGAATAAATAAGTAACGGCATCGTAAATCATCTCAGACAAGGCTTCATCGCCAACCTCGTCAACACCGTACTTTAACATAGCATCGAATGCTGCACCTATTTGAGCCTTATTCAACTCTTCCATCTTAGCTTTCATTTCTTCAGTCATTCTGCTTCTCCTTAAAAGCTTTGATCTTTCTAAGTTGCACACACGACACACAACCACACTCACCAACACCGCAATCCTCTTTTAAGTCAGCTTCTATTGAGTCAATAAGCTCCACGGCCTTAGTGAGGGCTTTTTTATGTTTGTCAATTCTGCCTTGTAATTTACCATAAGTTTCACAAACCTCTGCTGCATATTCCTCTTGGCAATCCGAGCAAACTGTTTCATACCACGGCTCGAAATCTTTATCGCAATTCGCACAGGTCTTCATCCCTCACCGTCCTTGCCTGCTAGGGCTTTGTTTATGGTATCTAAGGATTCTTTGCCTAATAAAGAGTGACCCCCTTCTATCTCAAAAGACTTTTTAAAATGCTCAAGCGCCTCACGCAGCCTTTTGATTTCTTCCTGGGCCTCAAGGTAGGCTTGGTGTTCGATGACGTGGAAGTATTCTGATCGGTCTGAATGGAATTTGTCACAGTAATCAAAAACTCCTAAAATTGATAGATCGCCCCTTATGTTTTCCTTATGCCAAATTGCAAACTCCCTCGGCTCAGTCTTGCTCATTCTTGCTCCTCTTGGGTTTCGATCACTCCCATTAAATATTCAAAAGCTAATCTTGCTTGCGCTGGCACGACACCATTTCCAAGGGCTTTAAGTCTGTCCACCCTAAAGGCAGTCCCATCATCATCTCGACAAATTGCGGGTTTAGGTAACCCTTGTATCCCCTCGAATGCACCAGCACAGCCATGCTTGGCGAATGCCTCCCATGGGGTTTGGGGTTCAAGCCATCCTTGTGATCCCGCGCTTGTGGTACGGGCCATAAGTTTTTTCTTGCTAGGCTGTTTAAGCTCTGTCGTTTTGGGCCCCTTCTTCCCGCGGCGCCACCTTGACTGTAACCGGACTGACTCGCTGTTGGCGTGGGCAAGCATGAAAAATCTTTTCCTTTGGTGAGGGGCTCCAACATAATTGGCTGATACATTTGTCCATCGACAATCATACCCCATAGAGGAAAATTCTTCGGCGACATTATATAATCCTCTAGTGCGTATTGCCGGCACGTTTTCGAGAAAAACAAAACTGGGCTGAATCTCTTTGGTAAGGCGAGCAATCTCGAAAAAAAGACCGCTTCGCTCTCCGCCCAAACCGACTCCATTTCCTGCACAGCTAATGTCCTGGCAGGGGAATCCTCCAGTGATGATGTCACAGATTTGAGGCTCACCTTCGATGTTTTTGACATCTGCAAGTATTGGAGCTCTTGGGAGAGACCCATCGGCCATTCGACTTGCGATAATTTTTTGTGCGTATTCTTCGATTTCGACATAAGCAATTGGTTTACACCACTCCTCTAGAGCTAAAGTTAATCCACCATAACCTGTAAACAAATCTAGTGATTTCAACATTATCGACTCTCATTTTTGGTTATTTTGTTGAGTGCTATCTGGTTGATTTTCTTTAATAAAAGCGACCCAATGAGTATGTGCTTTTTTGCCCGAATGATGCCCATATAAAGGTTTTTGGTCTGTTAAAGATAAAACCTTTTTTAAAGGTATCTCTGTGCTGGCCCATTTGAAAATTAAAGTGCCGTTGGGTCTTAATACCCTAAAACATTCACTAAAGCCTTTTTTTATATCATCTTCCCAGGTCTCTTTATTTAGCACACCATATTTAAACGGAAATATCCCAGTTTTGCCACTCCCTATAGTTTTTGCCGTTAAGTGGGGCGGGTCAAAGATAACATGGTGAAAAGTATTATCTTGAAGTACCATTTCTCTGAAGTCCTGAACAAGGTCTGGTGCTACTACTACTGGCGACCTGCCTTTAGTGCTAGGGGTCCCTAAGTCGGCATCTCTCTTGCCCTGCCTGTTATCACAAAACAAAACCCTATAATCTTTTTTGTCGAACCAAAACATACGAGATCCACAACACGCATCCAAAACTTTTTTCTCACCCATCGCTCACGCCTCCTTCTTTCCTAAGCTTTCTTTGCGCCATTTGGTGTGGGAAACAAGGGTCTCCCTGGTAACCAATCCAATTGTTCCAATTTGGTCTGGTTTTAAAAAACCGTTTTCGTTTTCATAGGTGTCATGAAACACATGAAGCGCATCCCTCAACCGATCCATCTCTTGCATGGCCTTATCAAGGGCGTCTTTTATGTCTTCTGGATGCTCGCACATTCGACCTATAATAACTCCTGTTTCATTTCTTATAATTCCATTTTCTTGAATCTCAACCATAATGGACTTGCATTCATCTGCACTCACAACTTTCCCCACGCAAAATAAAGAACCGCGCCTATGGTTAAACCTAGAATAATTGCATCAACGAGTGTCCATTCTGTTATTTGGTTGTTCATTTTCCCAACTCCCCTATAGCGTAAAGTATTCCCGCATATTGCCTTTTAATAATCCCTAAATGTGATGTTGCGGGTGTTTTAAAATTAACCGCACCTTCAATTGGGTAGCCCCGCAAGCCGCTGGTCTGATAATAGTTAACATGCATCCCAGCGTTCGAGGGGCTCGCAAGCCGTGAGTTATTCCAAAAGTCCCAGCGTCTCGCATCAAGTGTGATCAAGAGTTTGCAACGATGATTTCGCTTTATCGCATAACCAGCACCGAAACTGTGACCAATTATAACGTCCATAAGTGGAAGGGTTTGCACATCCCACGGATAAGTGATGACCGTATTGCCCATTTCACGAAGTGGCGTTTCCAGCACTTTACTAAGATGCCTTCCGTAATAATAAGACCCTAAGCCTTCTATCAAAGCTATTCGCATGGTGGGATCCTCTCGCCTGTTCCAGATAAAAAGGCCAGAGGGAGGTTAAACACTCTGACCTTAAATTGTTAAAAGTTCCGCATACGTACTGTGATGTGGTTATAAACTTTTTTAGGTTTGATGGGAAGTTAAATATGTAACACTAATGTTACGTGTAATAATTACACACCAGTACTTCGAGCATTTTGCAGGTACGTAATACCCACAGCGTCATCATTATTATCTGCATTCACGTACCAATCAGCGATGTCGAAGTTAATATTCGTACCGCCTAAAAGTTGGTTAGATAAAACAAATGTTTCACCCGCTGCGAGAGTGATTCCGCGTTTAGTGTCAGTGGAATTATCTACGTTTGCATCTCCGATATAAATATTACCACTATTTGTGGTGAGGGCTTGAAAGACTACGGCTACACATAGGATAGAAGAGGTAGATATCTGCTCAGGCGTTCCTGCTGTTGTGACGTCCACAAAATCCAAAGTTGTGGGTGTTAGTGCTGACATTTTGTTCTCCTTATTTAAGAGTTATTTTTTTAGTTTCTATATATTTGGCAATCTGAGCTTCACTAATGGGATGCTGGGATTCCCGGACTTCATTTAATAGTATCTCATATTCTGCACGTGTGAGGTATCTAGGTTTGCGCTTTCTAATGGTTAACATAAATGTACCTTTGTGGGTGACGCGCCAAGACCAAGGGCGTGCTGGCTTCTTTCGCTTCGCCTCTTTTTTAGCGTGGTAACGCTGAAGGGTGAGATATTTCCAATTTTTTATGTATT